GAGCTGGATACTGCCCGACGTGCAAGAAGTCGCGATACGGTACATGTGGAGATTGCGGCAAGGATCTGAGTGACGAGGAACGGGGCCAGTTCCGGTGTGAATTGTGCTCGCAGTATCCGAGTAATCGGGCCACAACAGGAAACGCAGGATTGAGTGATACGCCTCACCCGTGAGGAAACGCAGGGGTCAGGTGAAAGACACCGGCTAAGTTACTCAGTCCTGCTAACCATTATTATCCTGAGCGCAGGATATCAACATTTCAAAAACCCTGTTTTTCAAAGGAGATTTATCATGTCGTTGAATTGTGTGACGATTACCGGTGCGGATGACGAAACCGATTCGCAGGCATTACAGGAGCTGTCTGCCCGGTATCCATTTGTCGAATGGGGAATTCTGATTGGCTCGGAGGTCGGTCAACGGTTCCCGTCGGTCGAGTGGATTCAACGATTGATCAAGTGCCGTGAGGCTTCCGACAACGCGATGAAGTTGAGTCTTCACGTCTGCGGCCGGCCGCTGCGGGAAATTGCCAGCGGAGTTTCTCATTTGGATAAGGCTCTGGGACAGGCGTTGTACGCGTTTCAGCGAGTTCAATTGAACTGGCACGGTGTCCGGATGGCCGACGGCGTTAGGGCGAATGTGTTGGATGCCTTCTGCGGCCTGGACGGTTTCGGCTGGGCTCCGACTCTGATCTTTCAATTGGATGGAATCAATGATGAGCTTTACAGAGAAGCAGCTCGCCGGTTTGATTGCGTTGGGTTGCTGGACAGAAGCCATGGCGCAGGAATTATGCCGAAAGAATGGCCGTCGCGACATCCGTTGATTTGTTGTGGGTGGGCCGGTGGTCTCGGTCCAGAAAATCTGGAGGCAGAGATACCACGAATTCAGGTCAATGCACTTAAATCATTTGGTTTCTGGATCGACATGGAGACAAACGTTCGCACGGATGACGGTCAGAGACTCGATCTGGAACGCGTCAACCAATGCCTGCAGATCGCTTCAAAATTTGTCGATGTTGACACTCCCGCCGTCACACGGTAGCATTGTTGCCACTTAGTGAGACGGCATCTGTGATGGTGCTATCCGGATTCAATTTCTGACGTGAGGGGCTGAACTGTGGAAGGTGTACTCAGAAATAATAAAATCGTCCGGCATAACGCCGGGGCCGCCGCAGGTACAACCACGATCACGCCAACGGCCGGCATCGACATGCAGGGCTTCAATACCGTAGCGTTTCTTGTTCTGATTGGCACCGTCACGTCAACAGGCGTTCCATCGATAAAACTTCAGCAGTCTGATGACGATGGCGTTGCTGACGGCTACAGCGATCTGGAAGGTTCCGCATTTGCTGTGACCGATGCTGACGATGATGAAGTGATTGCGGTCGAGGTCATTCGACCGACAAAGCGATATGTAAAGTGTCTTGTTCTCCGCACAACCGCAAACGTCGTTCTGGACGGCATTCTGGCAATCTTGGGCGGGGCACAGTCACTGCCAGTCACGCAGCCAGCAACGATCAATGGCAAGGAAGTATTTGTTTCACCAGCTGAAGGAACGGCGTGATTTGGTAACTGGGGAATAGTAAATGGTAAATGGTTGAATCGACTTTGTGTTTCACCATTTACCGTTTACCAGTCGCCATTGACCAACTGTAGACAACGACGCAGAGTAGAGAAGTTGGAATCTCGCGTGGCTCATAACCACGAGATCACTGGTTCGAATCCAGTCTCTGCAAATTCAGACGTGTGTCTGAACAATTAGATGAATGCCGGAACAGTCTTCACTGGAATGGCATTGGTGGATTACTGCTGAGTCTTCACGAGGCGGGCGTTTACCAACGATTTTCTGTTTCACGGAAAGTCGCTGGTCGGCGTCCGCCTTGTTTGTGCGCTTCCGTCCTGCGACATAGCGAGGACTTTAGCGACATGACCAAGATTACGGATCCAAACACTCTGGCACAACTTCAGGACAAGCGTCTGGAGCTGGCCAACAAAATGCAGTCGTATCACACGGAACACGAAAAGACGTGGTCTGTCGAAAACGAAACCGTCTGGAAACAGATGAACGCCGACTACGACGCCGCACACGCGCCGTTGGACGCTCACCAGAAAGCCTGCGACGCTGAAGCAACGTCACAAGCCGCCTCTGAGGCCCGTGCAAGCCGATTGCTGGCCGTCAACGAACACGGCGCTCGGTTTAACGCCAATCAGCGAAATCTGATCCAAGGCATGGGCGGAGATTCCAAGGGCGTTGGTTCCTTTGGTTCAGTCCAGATCATCGACGGCAAGATTTCCGACGGCCTGTTGAAGGGCGTCACGATCGGAGCTGCTGGCGCTCTGGCGTTCAATGCCTGGGCAACCGGCAAGATGACGCCGCGTCAGGTCGAAGCGTGCCGCCTGCTGAACTTCAACCCGATGGCCCGCGAAGTCGATTTCCAGTTGCTGGAGACTGGCGAATACGTTCCGGTTCAGAACGCGATCCGCGACGGCAAGCAAGGCGATTTCCGCAACGCTCTGAGTTCCAACATTGGCACAACCGGCGGCTATACGTTTGGACCGACGTTCGTGGGAAACCTGGAACTTGCCATGACATCGGCTTCCGGAATTCTGGAAGTATCCGAAGTCATTCGCACCGATCACGGTGAGGAAATGAGATGGCCGACGGCAAACGACACGTCCAACGAAGGCCGTCAGATTGGCGAAAGTGCTGCTGTCGCGTCACTCGATCCATCATTCGGGCAGAAACTGTGGTACGCTCACAAGCTGACCTCAGACATGATTCTGGTTCCGTACGAATTGCTGGAAGACAACGCAGTCGGACTGGAAACTGTCATCCCGAACATGTTGGGCCAGCGACTCGGACGAACGGTAAACCGTCTTGGCACTGTCGGCACTGGCGCAAGCACGTTTAATGGCATCGTCACTGCTGCCGTCAACGGAAAGACTGCCGCTGGAGCTGCCGCTTTGGTGTTTGATGAATTGATTGATCTGGAACATTCCGTCAATCGTGCCATTCGATCCGATCGCAGCCAGAACGGTTACATGTTCAACGACACTTCGTTGAAACTGATCCGCAAGCTGAAGGACAGCCAGAATCGTTACCTGTGGCAAGCTGGCGCGAACACGGGAGCCCCGGATTCGTGCAATACCTACAAGTACACGATCAATGATCATATGTCTGACCCAGCGTCCGGCGTGAAGTCTGTGCTGTTCGGCCGCCTGTCAGCGTACAAGGTCCGCATCGTGCGCACCGTCCGTTACCGACGACTGGAAGAACGCTACGCCGACACGGATCAGGTCGCGTTCCTCGCCTTCATGCGTGCTGACGGCAACTTGCTGGATGCTGGTGACAATCCAGTGAAGTGCATCACGCATCCGTAGTAGTAAACGGGGAACGGTAAATGGTAAACGGTCAAACCAACATGCGACTGAACCATTTACCGTTTACCAGTCACCATTTACCAAATGTGTTCCAGGGCGGCGGCGATTGTTGCTGCCGCCCTTTTTTGTTTGTCCTGTACTGAAAGCATAAATCATGGCGTCAGACACCCCTGAAACGACGACTGCCGAAAAACCGGCCTCAAACAAACCAACCAAGCCAGCGTCGAAGGCTGCTGCTGAAAAGCCCGCAACGATGCGAGTCAAAATGCACACCAGTACGGCAGGGTTTCAGCAGATCCCGGATTTGGATGAAAATGGCAAACCAAAATACAGCCCGACAACTGGCAAGCAACTCATGAAAAACGGCGCTGAATTTGTCTGGAATCCCGGACAGGAATACGAAATTCCAACGGAATGCGCCGAACGCTACATCGAACTCGGCTACGCATCCGCAGTCACGTGATGTTGCAATCCGTTGCAATCGGTTGCAATCGATCCGAACGCCTAAAGCCAAACGCCTAAAGCCTAAAAATGTCTATCAAACCCGTTTCGCCAATGTATCCAGCACTTTCCGCAGCGGAAGTACGGACTCATTTGCGGAACTTTGATACTGCAGAATCGTCGCTGATTGACGCATATCTGATGGCCATTCAGGAAGACATTCAAATCCAATGCGAACGATCAATCGTCGTTCGCAAGTTCCGGTTGGTACTCCCGCGGTTCCCTGGTGGAACTGCGGGACTCAACCGCATGCAGCCGTTTCGTGACAGCTGTCAGAACGTCAATACCTATGGATCGGTCATCAATCTGGAAATGGTCCCGGTCCGCAGTATAGAATCCATCACGTATTTCGATGCGGAAAACGAATCAGCAGAGTACGACGATTTCACTCTGTTCAGTGATGCCGAACCGGCGGAACTGCGACAGGCACTTGGCACATCGTGGCCTCAAACCTATTTTCGGCGGGATGCCGCGACAATCACGTTCTGGGCTGGCGACCTTGTTCCGTTAACGGTCAACGCCTCCACCGACCAGTTTGCGAGCGTCACAGGATTTCCCTTTGTGGATTGGGATGAGGTCACGTTTTCTTCATCAGGCAACACGAATCCGGACATCGGAAACGTGGCCGTGTTGCCGGACGGGATCGTAGCGAAAACGACGTATTTCGTGCGCGACTGGAATTCGACAACCAAGACATTCAAGGTTGCCGCAACACTCGACGGCGCTGCCATTAACCTGGTGACGCCAGCCACAACTGGTCAGGTGATCGATTTGGTATTCGCTGGCGAAATCAACCCCTTCACAAAATTGGCGTTGCTGCAGATGACGGGCAAAGCATTTGGCCAACGTTGCCCTGAAGGCGGCTGCGTTTGCTCGGAAGAAGATTTCCGCACCAATCCGAGTTTGATGCGGTTGAAGTGGCGTTCTCCGGTCGAGTTCGCAGGCTGAAAGGAGGCTTCAGTTTGCAGTCGTCAGTCGCCAGCAATCGCATTCACTGACTACTGAATACTGACTACTGAAGACTATGAAAAAGAAATGTTCCACATCCTGCAACAACAACTATGACAAACTGATCCGTTTTCTAAGGGCACCCAATGAACTCAACGCCGATCAGGAAATTGAAACCCGAGATTGGTCCGACTGGGACACCGCCGGCGGGGCATACGCATCGATCCATACCGCTGGAAGTCGGGCCGTCTATGTTGCCAATCAGACACACCAGTCGATCGATGCCGTTATTGAGTGCGCGTGGAACAGCATCACGCGAGTTATTGGATCAAACTACGCCATCAAGCGAATGAACTTCGGGGAAGCCCTGTATTTTCAGATCGTCGCCGCGATCAACGTCGACTTCGCCAACCAGACGATGCGGTTCATGTGCCGCATTACCACACCAAACGGAACACAGGAAGAATAGCAAAGCGGCGAGCAACGAGAGGCGAGATTCGAATTTCTCGCCACTCGCCACTCGCCACTCGCCACTCTAATGCAAACCAGAAACCAACAACGTCGACGATCATCAGGCAGCGGGGCCGCTGTTGCGTTCGACGTTGCCGTGTCTGGACTTTCTGGCATTCAGGAGCTGCTGCGCGCACTGCCGCAAACGATGCGAACAGGCATCCTGAAACCGATGATGGAACACATCACAACCGTCGGATCGCGAATGGCCAAAATCAACGTAGGCCGCATGCTGCCGAAACGAGATCCAGCGACGCGACGCTGGGACCGTCCGACGGGGGCGTTGCGTGATTCGCTCGGACACAAAGTCGTCCCGCTGTCACGTATGCGGAATCCGAATCTGATCTTCGGTATGATTGGGGCTCGGTTGGACTTTCGAGTCTCCAAACAGACGCAGCGTCGAGCGACGCTAATTAACCGCACTGTCGGTCGTCTGACGCGAACCACGAAAAAGAACACGGTCATTGCACCGGCGAAGTACATTCACCTGGTGGAGCGAGGCCACAAGGGCTCTCGATTCTACCCTGCGGCCAGAGGATATCCGTTCATGGCCGCCACAAGATCAGCATTGGTAGCCATCATGCCGACGCTTGTTCGGGAACAGTGGAATTTGCGGTATCCGCGTCAGATTGATTCTATGACACGTCGTTACCTGCGACGTGCTGGAGTCACCGTATGACAACGACGCAGACCACAGATCTGTCTGAAGAAATCATGCCGGCCATCATTCGGCATTTGAAACAGCAAAAGCCGGTCACGGATAAGCTCGGACGCACCCCGTGCAAGATCTTCCCTGGCGACGTGCCGTTGGAAGTTGATGGCGTCAAAATCGTTCCGCCATGGATGAATTTGGAAGCCGGGGCTTGGCTGGAGGAAACACACTTCGGCGGCGGAACGGGCGACTTCTATTGCCCGACGAATGTTATCGTGATCGCTCAAACGATCAAAGTGGCAAGGCAAATCTACGCCACCATGCGACCGATTCTGCACGGCAAGTATTCCGTCACGTGGGCCGATCGGTTGTGGATTGCGGAAAGTTCAATGAGTCTCGGTCAACAGGTGCCGTTACTCGAGGCGGACGGAAGTCAGTCTCAGTGGCAGCAGATTGTGGGCGAGTTGTTTTTAATGTGTACGGTCCTTCCAGTTTCAGAATGAGGAGATAAGAAATGTCAAACAGTGGTCAAAGCGGGATGGGCGTTACCATCGCATTTGAAGACAGCGAGTTCGCAGCACAAGTGACGGGAATCAGCGGCGGCGACCTGATCCGCGAATTCTTCGACGACACGCATTTCGGTTCGCCAGTTGGAACCGACTTCGCCGGCGTTCGCTGGATGGAGCAAAGCCCTGGCGATTTGGCGAGCGTCTCGGATATCGTTGTCGAAATCCTTTATGATATGGACGTTCTTCCACCGATCGACGAACCTTTGGAAGACATCACGATTCAAAGCCCGCCGAAGGCCGGGCAAGCGACCGGTGCGAAGCTGGTGATCAACGGAGCGATGTCCAACTACAAGGGTGCGTCTTTCGCGATGAAAGACCGCCGGCGTGGCCAGTACACGATCAAAGTCAACGGCCCTCCGGAATATACGGCCGGCGTTGCGAGCTAGTTGATTGCATTGTGTCGCATAAATGCGGCATAATGCGGCCGGACATGTAAACGGTAAGTGGTAAATGGTAAATGGAAAAGCAGAGACGCTATTCCGCCATTTACCATTTACCATTCTCCATTTACCAGAAAGAATCGTATGTCATCAACGTTGTCAGCCGCAGCCATCAAAGAGAAGGCGAAAGACGGTACGAAGATCCATCTTCGCAAGATCCGTTCATGGGGCAATCAAACAGTGGCGTTCATGGAATTGAATGGCCTGCAAATCATGGAATGGGACACAGCTTGCACGAAGCGAGCGGCAAACGACGCTGTTACGATCATGGACGTCGGCACAAATGCCGAACATCTGGTGAAACTGTGCATGGCGGAATGTGAACTCGATGACGAAGGCAACCCGGTTCCTGGCACAGGGAAACGAGTCTTCAACGACGGTCGAGCTGATACGGATGCGGTCCGAAATCTTGGCGGGGCTTTGCAGGAGTCGTATTCATTTTGTCTCGAGATCAATCGACTGCGAAAAATCGACGATGAGGACGTGGAAAAAAACTCCTCAGCGTCCCCAAGCTCCGATTCTGGAGCCACCTCGCCAACCGATGGGGATGCACAGTAAAGGAAGCAATGCGGCGGAGTGATCCGGAAGATTTTTCACTCCGCTGGCAGGCGTTCTTGATTGATGGGTTTGAAGACTGGCTGCCGTTGGCAACGATTGCAGCGTCGAACATGGTGAAAGCGAATCCTCGCGACATCTTGAAATCGATGATTTCCGACTTCTATTTTCCGGAAGGGATCACTCAGACGACAGACGATATTGCCGCATGGATGGAAGGATTCGCTCAGCGGTCAAACGCAGTTGTCAAAGATCCAAAAACTGGCAAATCACTTGGCAGGATGAGGGAATTCAAAAAGACAGCCGACGGCAAACTGATCCGCATCAAACCGGAGAACAAACCATCGGCAGCCGAGAACTTTAAGATTCGCAAGGACGAAGCCAGACGGAAACGTGCGGAAAAGATAAATCGCAAGTTGAAGAAGTGACTTGTTTTCGGTTTTCGGTTTTCGGTTTTCGGACAATCGCATTTGATAAGTGCGATTATCCGAAAACCTTAAACCTCAAACCTCAAACACCACTGAAAGTGGTCCCATGACGAATTCAATCGGTGGTAATCTCGAAATCTCCGCCATCATGGACGCGTCTGGTATTCAAACCGGCGCGGACCGTGGGGAACAGTCGATGCAGGATATGTCTGCATCGGCGGAACGCATGGCTGCGAACCTCGCCGCTGTTGGTAATGAAACCATTGCTCTGACATCATCACTTTCCAACACTGCGAGGATGGTGGAATTGCTGAGTGCCAAGATGCTCTCAGGTTCCGCTGCTGCAGCCACGGCACGGCGAGCTACGAATGCGAACGTGCAACAGGAACTCGGTCTTGGTCCGTCCAGGAATCCGGCTGATTCAAACGCCATGGCGCAACTGCGCATGGAAATTGAAGAACGGAACCGGTTCAACTCGGTCCGCATTCGTCAGGCAGCGGAACTGGCTTCAGAACTCGCGAGCTATGCCCGTCAGGAGGCAGCGGACGAGGAACGTATTCGTGCTGAGACGATGGCAAACCTTCGTCGCGACATTGAGCAGCGTTCTGCGATGGAACGTCAACGCGTGACGGAGCAAGCCGGGTATGCCCGTCAGGAGGCAGCGGACGAGGAACGTATTCGTGCTGAGACGATGGCGAACCTTCGTCGTGACATCGAACAGCGTTCTGCAGCAGAGCAGCAGGACAGAACGGATCGACTCAACTTCCGCATGAACAATGCGCAGAACGCTGGCGGATTTAACCCTGTACAAGCAATGGAAGATTCCATTTTGCGAATGCGAGCGGAATTAAATCCGATGGTTGGCATGGAAGCCAGGTTGGCACGCGAGGCGGATGAATTTCAGAGGCATATGGATAATGCTGTTATTTCTGGAAGACTCACGCTGCAGAATGCTATCCTACTCACAGCTGAGTTTGACGAACAACAGGGTCTCCTGCATCAACAGGCCGTGCATCAGCAGCAGGGATTCCTTGGCATGCGACGAATGGGATTCGCCGCACAGCAATTCGGTTACGCGATCGAAGACGCGGCCAGCGTCTGGGGAACCATGGGCATGGCCGGTGCCTTTCGTGCCGCCGGTAACAACCTGACTGCGATTGGGGCGCTGATGGGTCCGCAGGTTGGCGTGCTGGCGTCACTGTCCGCTGCGGCCGTCTCGCTTGGCATTAATCTGTACGAAGCTCGAAAGAAGGCTGCCGAACTTGTTGATGAAAACAAGGAACTCAAGAAACTTACCGAAGACATCACGTCACGGTTGGAATACCGCATCAGCATTGAATCGCAGCTGCGTTCAGCCCGGACAGCCAGCCACGGAGAACTGATGACACAGTATCAGCAGAATCTTGAGAAGATTCACGAAATCGACGATGCTGAAAAAGCCAGACTCGGAACCATCAATCAACTGATTGATTTGACCGCGAAGAATAATCAACTGAAAGAGATCGAACGCAAGATCTCCGAAGATAACGCTCTTTGGTGGCGTGAACAGTTCAACTGGTCATTGCATGCCTGGGAATACATGCGAGACGCCGGCAGCGGAATGCTTTCACTATTGGATAGCGACAACGCTGCGAAGCTGGCTGAAGAACGATTCAACGCTGAGACGAAAATCGCAATCGAAATGGCTCACCAGCAATCGTTGCTGGACAAAGCCAATTCTGCAGAGCAAAAACGGCTGGAACTCGTCAACGCTCAGGCAGCGGCATTAAGTGATCGCACGCGGGCGTTGTCTCTTGAACTCGCATTCGGTGACGCGGCCGGTCGAAATCTGCGACAAGGCAAGTTCGACGTCACGAACGGCCGAACGATGCGTTCCCAAATGTCTGGATGGGCAAACGGATTCGATGGTTCAAATACTGTAAGAACCGACACGGAAAGTTCATTGGCGGCGGCGAGTCGTGAACTGATCGCGCAACGGCGAGCCATGTTGCAAGTCGCTCAGGACGAAAACCGGACCGTCGAAGAACGGCTCGGGATGCTGCAGCAAATCAAGAACATCGAAAACGAAATCCTTCGCGTCGATAAGATGCGAGTGGAGCTGCAGGAGGCTGGAAAACGTTCCGAAAAGGCCGCAAATAGTGCGGTAACAGGCCGTTTCGAATCGTTCAACGAAGAACTGCGAATCGAAAACGAAATCCTTCGGACTCGCAAAAAGCTGAACGAGGAACTCGACATCGCCGTTCGTTCAAGAGAAATGGATCAGAAGCAGGCCGTCGCCCTTCGCGGAGAAATGGAACAGGCATTTGCAATTGAAAAGGAACGCCGCGACAACGAAAAGGCCATCGTCGAGCTGAAGAAACGCGAAGCTCAGCTGCAGTCAAACGTCCGTCAAGATTTG